AAAGCTTCCTAAGATTCTTGTATAAGAAATTTGGGATAAAGAAACGCAGTGTATTTGTATTTAGATCGATAGAAGACGAAGATAAAATTTTTGCAACCTTTAAAATTTTTATAAACGAAGAAGAAAAATTAGATTTAAAATCTGTATTTAGAAATACATCATTAATACATAAAAAAGGTAGTACATTTTATACAATTAACGCTTTAAATAAATTAATTGAAATGGAATACGGATTAACATCGGGTAATATTGTCCATAAAGATTATACAGTAGATTGGGATAAATACCAAAACACATTTTTGTTAATTCAGAATGATGAACTTATTATAAAGAAGGTTGAGAAACTTTTCTTAGAATCTTGATATTTATAAATAAAAAGTCTATGGATAGTGTAAATAAACAAAATACCGAAGATTTAAAAAGTAAATTAAATGACTTCATAAATAAATCTGAGGATCCTCAAAAGGACTGTCAGGGTGAAGAATGTTTCATAAGACAACCTCAAGACGTAATTGAGAGAGTTGAAAAGAAGTATATAACAAATGATGGTAGACAATTATTAATATAACAGTGGAAAGAAATAGGTTAGCAGACGTACTTAAAAAACACCAATTATTGGTTGAATATAATTTTTACATACCTAAAAGTATGGATGAACAAGATGTACCAGGAGGTGACGTTCCACCTGCACCTGACGCACCTGTTGATGATGCACCTGCACCACCTGCACCCGAAGATTTAGGGGGAGCACCTGCACCTACTGAACCTACACCTGACGCACCTGCAATTGATGCACCAATGGAAGTACCAAATCCATCAGAAAAAGGTGAAGTAGAGGTTGATATTACTGATTTAGTCAATTCAACAAAAGACACTAAGGATAAAATTGAAGGAACAAATGAATTATTAAATTCTTTGATTTCTAAATTTGATGAATTAGAAACTAGAATGACATCTTTTGATGAAATTTTAAATAGAATAGATAAAATTGAACAGGATTTTGAAAAAAGATTACCTACCCCTGTTGAAAAATTAGAAATGAGATCAATGGATTCATATCCATATAGCGTAAAATTAAGTGATTTTTGGTCAGAAGAAGTAGATAGTATTGACGGTGAAGAAAAAACTCAAGGAGAGGAATATATTTTAACTCCTGAAGATGTAAAAAAAGATTATAATGCGTCAACTATTAAAACTTCTTTTAACGTACAAAAACCTGAAGACCAAGATTTTCAAAGGTAATACTTAATTTTTTTTTCGTCCACCTATTTACTTGTTTCATTTTTTTTACTATCTTTGTATCATAATTAAAAAACTAAAAAAATTATGGCAAAAGAAAATGTAAAAAGTTCCGTATTAGATAGTATCTTCAATCAATACGAAAGTAACAAAACTAACTCTAGTTCTGATTTTGAGAACAAAGTAGACCTTACAAAGTATTTTTCTGACAAATTACAACAAGGTCAAAATTCTGATGAAAAAATTATTAGAATTTTACCTAACAAAGATGGTGGAAGTCCGTTCTCTGAAGCTTATTGGCATGAAATGCAAGTAGATGGTAAATGGAATAAAATCTACTGTGCTAATTACAATGATGACAATCGTTGTCCTCTTTGTGAAGTAGAGGAAGCACTTCGTTTAACAGGTAATGCAGAAGATAAAGCACTTGCGAAGAGTTATAAACCTAAGAAATTCTATCTTGCGAAAGTTATTGATCGTAACAAAGAAAACGAAGGTGTTAAGTTTTATCGTTTTAAACACAATTATACTAATGATGGTGTTTTAGATAAAATTGTACCTATCTTTAAAAAGAGAGGTGACATTACAGACCCTCGCGAAGGTAGAGATTTAACTTTAACTATTGGTCGTGACCAAAACAAAAACAGTAAAGTTACCTCTATTCAGGCAGAAGATCCTACTATCTTAACGGAAGATAAGGATAAGGCAAAACTTTGGTTTAACGATACGAGTACATGGAAAGATGTATATAGAGCAAAAGACATTACATATGTCGAGATTGTTGCGAAACAACAAAAACCTGTATGGGATAAAGAAAAGAAATGTTTTGTTAGTGAAGATGATTTTAAAACTCGCGAATCAGTAACTTTAGATGATGAGATTAAAATCTCTAAACAAGAGTTATCTAAAAAATCTGATAATAAAAAAACTGAAACTACATCTAAGTTTAAATTAAAAACTTATGATGATGAAGAAGTTACTAATGAAGAATCTACTAACACTACGCAAGGTGAAGAGGACTTTCCATTCTAATATTGAATGATATGTGTAATTGTAAAAGTCACAAAAAAAACAATTTACCTAAAACTAAGGCGAAAAAAGAGGTAGAAAAAGAAATAAGGAAAAGGTCAGTATTTAGAACTATTATCATTAGTTATGATACTGACCGATTAACCGAAAAATATCATTTAAATTAAAAATATTATATGGGTAAGATAACACCATCTAAAAAAGCAACAACTATAAAAAAACAAGAATTTGATTTAGGTTCATTTAAATCGAGTTCAGGTTTACAAAATAATGTGAAAGATAAAGAACTTGAGTGGATTCCGTTGGGTGACGCATTTTCTGAAATTACTAAGTGTGGTATCGCTAAGGGTTACGTTACTCTTTTGAGAGGTTATAGTAATACTGGTAAAAGTACAGGAATGTACGAAGGTATTGCATCTTGTCAAAAGATGGGTATTTTACCTGTCATTATCGATACTGAGGGTAATTTTAATTGGGAATACGCCAAACATGTAGGTGTGGAATTCACTGAAATTACAGATGATAACGGTGAGATTATCAACTATGATGGGTTCTTTATTTTCATGAATACTGATTTATTGGAACAAAAGTACGGTAAGTACAAACACGATGAAGGTAAGTATAGTACAACTTCAAGAGGTGAAGGTTGTATAGAAGACATCTCTATGTTTATCAATGAATTGTTAGACCAACAAAATGAAGATAAATTACCTTATGAGCTATGCTTCTTTTGGGATTCAATTGGTTCTATCGATTGTTACAAAGCAATCATGTCTAAGAGTAGAAACAATATGTGGAACGCAAACTCGTTAGAGGTTTCATTTAAATCTATTCTTAACAATAGAATTCCAAATTCAAGAAAGGAAGGTAAAAAGTATACCAACACATTTGTAGGTGTACAAAAAATATGGTACGATGGTATGAACAACGTTGTTAGACATAAAGGTGGTGAAGCGTTTTTCTATGGTGCAAGGATGATATTCCATTATGGTGGTATTATTGCACATGGAACTTCTAAATTAACGGCAACACTTGAAGGTAGAAACTATAACTTCGGAACAGAAACTAAATTAGGTTGCGTTAAGAATCAAGTTAACGGACTTACTTTAGAAGGTAAAATTTGTTCTACTCCTCACGGTTATTGGTTACCTGATAAAATTGATCAGTATAAAAAACAAAATAAAAATTATTTGTTGGAGAAATTGGGATTGGACGGTGGAGAAATCTCTATCAAAAAAGAAGAGGTTTCTGCAGTAGAAGATATGTTTAGTGAGGATTAATTTTTTAGTTAGTTGATTAATTTTTAACCCGTAACTTTACTGTTACGGGTTTTTTTATTACATTTGTAATATGTATCCACCAAGAAAAAAGAAAACAAAATATAAATTGACTTGTATTATAGATGGGACTGCATTATTAAAAGTTGCCTATCACGGTGCAAGTAATCTATACAATTCAAAAGGAGTTCACATTGGTGGACTATTTCAGTTCTTCTCAATTATGAGAAAAGTGATAAAAGAGAATAACGTAACGAACATCGTAGTTTTTTGGGATGGTGAGTTAAGTGGTAAATTAAGACATAATATTTATCCTGAATACAAACAAAACCGTAAGAAAGATTATAGAAATGGTTTAAAAGATATTGACGAGGAATTAGAATACCAAAAAATAAGAATTAAACAATATCTTGAAGAGTTATCAATAAAACAATTTGAAGATGAAGTTGTAGAGGCAGATGATTGTATTGCTTACTATATTTTAAATCGTTCTGATGATGAAAGAATTTTAATATGTACAGGTGATAGGGATCTGTGTCAATTAATCGAACAGGACGTATCTGTTTATCTTTTTGATAAAAAACGTATTGCATCAATAGATAACTATAATTTTGTTTTTGAATACGACATAAGAAACTTACGTTTAATTAAAATCATTGCAGGAGATACGAGTGATAATATAAAAGGTATTGAAGGTATTGGTGAAGATACATTATTAAAATTATTTCCTGAGTTGAAGGAAAAAGAATGTACGGTAGATGAAATAGTTCATAGAGCAAAAGAAATACAAGAATCTAAAAAAACTAAATCTAAAAGATTAGAAAATATTATTCAAAAAAATACTGTTGGTATCCAAGGAAATATGATTTATGAAATAAATAATAAATTAATAAATCTGACCACCCCTTTACTAAATGAAAAATGTTTAGTAGATTTGAATACATTCATTGAGACACCATTAGATCCTGAAGGAAGAGAGATTAAAAATCTCCTACATATGATGATGGACGATGAGTTTCTAAAAGAAATACCAGGCAATTCGGAAGCCTTCATTGAATATTTAAGACCATTTTTAAAATTAAAAGAAAATTAACAATTAAAAAAAGAAAAAAATGAAAAAAGTTGAAAAAACTCCGTATGAATTTTATTTGTACATTAATGAAAACATCGTATGTCAAAGATACTTTCAATTAAGAGGGTATAATGAAAATGTGTTACATTCTTTGGAGTTAAAAGAATTAATTGATACAGTTGCTAAAATTGTACAAAAAGATTTAGAAAGTAAAACAAGAGATTATCTTTATTCACATTTTAATCCTTATGATGTACAAAAATCTGAAGACATTCAAAGGATTAACGTTTTTGATAACGAAGATGTGTTTGATGTTGAAGTTCGAGTTAGTGACAAAATTATCGCTAAAAAACGTTTTACGGGTAACGTGTACCCACCAAAAGTTAGATATTCAGTGAATATCAAGGAGTTAATACCTGAAATTATTTCCAATATACAGGAAACTTTGTCACAAAAAAAATATACCACAAATTACGCAGGTATCGAACTTTAATAGTATTTATAGTTAACTTAATATAATATTTTCCTATGTCAAAACAGAAGTCCAATTTAGGGTATTTGGGACAGAACTTCCAAATACAACTAATAAATCAATTAATCGTTGATGAAAAGTTCTCGTCTACTATTATCGATATTTTAGATCCAACATATTTTGATAGTGAATATCTTAGGTTAATCTGTGCCGAAATTAAAAACTATTTTGAGAAATATCACACTATTCCGATGATATCAACAATAGAACAAATTATTAATCAGAGTGTTACTAAAGATATTACTAGAGAGTATGTAATTGAGACATTACAAGAAGTAAAAAACATCCAACAAAAAGACTGTCTTTACGTACAAGACACCGCAATTAAATTCTGCAAACAACAAGAACTAAAGAAAGCAAATAAAAAAATAGAGAGAATTTTAGAGAGCGGAGATTTTGAACGATACGAGGAGTGTGTTGAGATAATGAAAAAAGCAGTATCAGTTGGTTTACACAAAGAGACTGGTATTAAAATTTTAGATGGAATCGATGACGTACTTTCAGATGATTTTAGAAGACCTGTAGCAACGGGAATTACAGGATTAGATAATCTGATGGATGGTGGTCTATCTAAAGGTGAGTTAGGGGTTATTATTGCACCTTTTGGAGTGGGTAAAAGTACTATGATAACTAAATTAGCCAACACGGCATATAATTTAGGATATAATGTAGTTCAAATATTCTTCGAGGATAACCCAAAAGTAATGCAAAGAAAACATTTCACATGTTGGACTGGTATTCCATTAAATGATTTATCAGATAACAATGAAAAAGTAAAACAAATGGTTACTGAAATTGTTGATGAAAAACAAAATCACATACTACTTAAAAAGTTTCCAAGTTCAGGGACAAACATCCCACAAATAGAACAATACCTTAAACAACTTATTTCTGATGGTATTCGACCTGATATAGTACTGTTAGATTACATTGATTGTGTAGTACCAACAAGACACTATGACGATGAATATTCAGGTGAAGGTGATGTAATGAGACAATTTGAAACAATGATTGCGGAATTAGATATTGTTGGTTGGACGGCAGTACAAGGTAATAGATCATCTATTAACGCAGAAATCGTTGATTCTAGTATGATTGGTGGTTCAATCAAGAAAGGACAAATTGGACACTTTATTGTATCCATAGCAAAGAACCTACAACAAAAAGAAGATGGTTTGGCAACTATGGCAATATTAAAGTCACGTTTCGGTAAGGATGGTGTAGTGTTTCAAGATATAGTATTTGATAACGCAAGATTAATTATCGATACTACACAAACATCAACTGTTAATTTACTTGACATGGGTAAATTTAGTGAAAAGAAAAACCAAGACAGGGTTATGAAGGCATTAGACAATGCCGAAAAGAATAAAACAAATTATTTAAAAAATAAAATACAATAACTAAAATAAAATTATGGATATCTCACAAAAAATACTTAGTGACATTACAGTTCATATGAAGTACGCAAAATTTATTCCTGAGTTAGAAAGAAGAGAAACTTGGGGAGAATTGGTGACAAGAAATATGGACATGCACATTAAAAAATACCCACATCTCGAATCTGAAATTAGAGATGTATACACGATGGTGTATGATAAAAAAGTTTTACCTTCAATGAGGTCATTACAATTTGGTGGTAGATCAATTGAAATAAGTCCTAACAGAATTTATAACTGCGCTTATTTACCTATCGACCATATTGATAGTTTCTCAGAAGTCATGTTCTTACTTTTAGGTGGAACAGGAGTAGGTTATTCAGTACAAAAACATCATATTAATGATTTACCTGAAATTAGAAAACCAAATGCGAATAGAACTCGTAGATACTTAATTGGTGATAGTATTGAAGGTTGGGCAGACGCAATTAAAACCTTAATGAAATCTTATTTCGGTGAAAACACATCCACACCAATGTTCGATTATTCTGATATTCGTCCAAAAGGTGCTAGATTAATAACATCAGGTGGTAAAGCACCAGGACCTCAACCATTAAAAGATTGTATCCATAATATTAAAAAAGTATTAGATAATCTAAACAATGGTGATAAATTAAAACCAATTGAAGTACACGATATTGTTTGTCATATTGCTGATGCGGTATTAGCAGGTGGTATTCGTAGAGCAGCATTAATTAGTTTATTTAGTGCAGATGATGATGAAATGATTTCATGTAAGTCAGGTTCATGGTGGGAATCAAATCCACAAAGAGGTAGAGCAAATAACTCAGCATCATTGTTAAGACATAAAGTTACTGAAGAATTTTTCATGGATCTTTGGAAACGAGTTGAAGCGTCAGGTGCAGGTGAGCCAGGAATCTACTTAACCAACGATAAAGATTGGGGAACAAATCCTTGTTGTGAAATTGCATTAAGACCATACCAATTCTGTAACCTATGTGAAATTAACGTATCTAACATTGAATCACAAGAAGATTTAAATGAAAGAGTTAAAGCGGCAACATTTATTGGAACATTACAAGCAGGTTATACCGACTTCCATTATCTTCGTGATGTTTGGAAACGTACAACTGAAAAAGATGCCTTAATTGGTGTTGGAATGACTGGTATTGGTTCAGGTGTTATTTTAAACTATGATATGGTTGAAGCATCAAATGTGTGTAATAAAGAAAATGAAAGAGTTGCAAAATTAATTGGAATTAATGTCGCAGCTAGAACAACTACAGTTAAACCTTCAGGTACGTCTTCATTAGTTTTAGGGACTTCATCAGGTATTCACGCATGGCATAACGATTATTATATTCGTAGAATTCGTGTAGGAAAGAATGAGGCAATCTATAATTATTTATCGACTTACCATCCTGAGTTAATTGAAGACGAGTTTTTTAGACCTCATGATACTGCGGTTATTTCAGTACCACAAAAGGCACCAGAAGGTGCAATTTTAAGAACTGAATCTGCACACGATTTACTTGAAAGAGTAAAGAAAGTTCATATTGATTGGATTAAGACAGGACATAGAACAGGTAATAATACTCATAATGTTTCTGCAACAATTTCATTAAAACCTGAAGATTGGGAATCAGCAGGTGAATGGATGTGGAAGAATAGAAAACATTATAATGGATTATCGGTACTACCGTTCTCTGATCACACTTATAAACAAGCACCTTTTGAAGATTGTAGTAAAGAAACATTTGAAAAAATGATGTCATCGTTACACAATATTGATTTAACCAAAGTAGTTGAATTATCAGATGAGACTAATTTAAGTGGGGAAATTGCTTGTGGTGCTGACGGATGTGAAATTAAATAATTAAAAATTTAACACAAAATAAAAGGGGATAAATAAAAAGTTTATTCCCTTTTTTATTTTTACCTATAAAGTATATTTATTGATATGTCAGATAAATATTTAAATATACGATACCCCTTTCAAGATAGTCCCGATGGATTTTTTGTTGATTTGAATAAAACAACAAAAGAAGCGGTAAAATCAGATTTATTACATTTATTATTAACAAATAAAGGGACTAGGTATTATTTACCTGATTTTGGTACTAATTTAAGAAGATACATCTTCCAACCTAATGATGCACCGACACATAATGAGATAATTGGGGAAATTCAAATTGCAGTTGATACGTATTTACCTGGTTTAAAAATTGTAAGTATTGATGTAAATGTGGATGAAAATAATGAAAACGCTTCAATAGTAAACGTTAAATTTACTGTAACTCAAGGAGTCTTTGAAGAAACTGATTTCATAGAATTTAGTTTATCACAATAAAAGTAAAAGTTTAATATTTATAGAAAGAATCGACATTTCAATTAAAAATGGCTAAAAAGTTAAATTATTACTCAAGGAACTTCGCGGATTTTAGAACAGAATTAATTAATTTTGTTAGACAATACTATCCCAATATTTTTTCAGACTTTAATGATAGTTCTATTGGGACTATGTTAATCGAATTAAATGCGGGGGTCGGTGACGTTCTATCATTTCATACTGATAGAATGTTCCAAGAAACTCAAATTGATTACGCACAGGAAAAAAGATCTTTATTGGCGTTGGCAAGAACATATGGTTTAAAGATACCAAATAAAAGACCTTCTATCACAATATTAGATTGGAGTTGTGTTGTCCCTGTATTGGGTGATACATTTGATGTTAACTACGCACCATTGATTAGAAGAGGTTCACAAGCGTTAGGTGCAGGTAAAACATTTGAAGCCATAGAAGATATTGATTTTTCATCACCATATTCTTCAGGAGGTATTCCGAATAGATTGATAATCCCTAACTTAGATACAAATGGTAATATTATAAGTTATACATTAGTTAAAAGAGAAATTGCGTTAAACGGTATAACTAAAATATTCAGATACGATGTCAATGTATCTGATTCAAGACCATTTTTCGAGTTATTTTTACCTGATACCGATGTATTAAACGTTGACCAAGTAATTACATTACAAGGGACTAACTATACAAATACACCTTCATTGTCTGATTTTTTAAATCCTGATAATAGATGGTATGAAGTTCAAGCATTAGCAGAAAATAAAATATTCATTGAAGATACAACTAAAGTTACTGATAGAGCAGGTGTAAAACCTGGTAGATGGGTAAATGTTAGTAAAAAGTTTATTACAGAATTTACTGATAGAGGATATTGTAAAATGATATTTGGTGCAGGTAATATAGATACAAGTTCTTTATTATCATTTTGTTCACCAACTTTAACACAACAAGTACAACAAATTGGTAACTTTATCAATACCAATTCATTAGGAGAGGTATTAAAACCAAATACAACATTATTTGTTAAATACAGAATAGGTGGTGGTTCAGGTACTAACTTAGGACCTAATGTTATTACAACTTTGGGACTTGTCGATGCAGTTGCGTTCGGACCTATATCAACTACAAATACTTCAGTAGTAAATTCAATAACAGTTAATAATCCAATTCCTGCAATTGGTGGTGCTGATACATTGGATGTTGAACAAATAAGAAATTTAATTAGATATAATTTCTCCGCTCAAAATAGATGTGTTACCATAAAAGATTATAAATCAAGAATATTGTTAATGCCAGGTGAATATGGTGTACCTTATAGAAATAATGTAACCGAAGAACAAAATAAAATTGTGGTTTCATTACTTACATTAGGTTCTGATGGTAAATTATCTAATTCATCTACAACCACATTAAAAGAAAATGTTGCCGAATATTTGGCAGATTATCGAATGATTAATGATTTTGTTGTTTTAAGAGATGGTAAAATATATGATTTAAAATTTGAAATTGACTTGTACATTGATAGTGCATTTTCCAAATCTGAAATTGTAACAAATGTGGTAAATGTTGTGAACGATTACATGAGTATTGCTAATCATGATATGGGTGAAAATATTTATTTGGGACAATTAATTGAAAACATTAATAATGTTGGTGGTGTATTAAACGTTGTAGATATAAGAGTTTTCAATAAAGTTGGAGGTAATGGTTATTCACAAAATGAAGTTTCACAACCACTTTTAAATTCAACCACAAAACAAATTAATTTATTGGGTGAATTTACTCTTTTTGCTGACCCTGATTCTATGTTCCAAGTAAGATATCCTGAAAAAGATATTGTTATTAGAGTAAAATCTTAATTATAGTTTACAAAACAGATATCTTTAATATTTTTATATATTATGGGATGTGGATGCAAAGACGATGGTACTTTATTTTCAGGTGAAACTGAAAATAGAATAACCGCAGGTACAAAAATTAAAAATTTTTTATACAGAAAAGATAAATTTTCAATAGTCGGTTTATTACTATTTTTAGTAATATACCCGATTTTTATTTTTTTTGTAATACCCCTTACAACAATTGTACTTTTTAATAAAATTGTTATGGGTAGAAATACGGACATAATTAAATTTATTGCTTTTAGTAAAAATACCCCTAAAAAAATAAAAGAATAATATTTATCTAAAAATATTAAATGTCAGTTAACGATATCAATAATAATGTTCGTATTAGGACAACTCCATTAGGTTCGGATAAATACTTAAAAGTTAATTTAAATCAAAACTTTGATTTTTTAGAAATTTTAAGTTTAAAAATAGGCCAAGAACAAATATACAAACAATATTGTTCTGATTATGGGGTTATCGTAGGTAGAGTAGTTTGTAATGAAGGGGTAGGAGTACCTAACGCTAAAGTTTCAATTTTTATTCCAATAAGTGAAGAAGATTCAAATAACCCAAAAATTAGGGCATTATATCCTTACGAAAATTTAGAATCAGTAGATTTTAATAATATAAAATATAATTTGTTATTAGAAGTACCAAGACAAGACGATTTGTGTCATAGGTCAGTAGGTACATTCCCCGAAAAAAGAAGAATATTAGATTGTGATCCTTGGTGTGAAGTATTTGGTAAATATTATAAATTTACCACATCCACAAATGCGTCAGGGGATTATATGATATTTGGTGTTCCAACAGGAGTACAAACTGTTCATATGGATGTGGATTTAAGTGATATCGGTTATTTAAGTCAGAAACCATATGATATGGTTAATCAAGGATCACCAAACACTATGTTTGATAGTTTAAATCAATTTAAAACATCACCAAACTTAGCACAATTACCACAAATAAAAACTCAAAATAAAACAATTAACGTTTTACCTTTTTGGGGTGATTTAGAACAATGTCAAGTAGGAATTAATAGAGTTGATTTTGATTTAAATTATAAGATAGTCCCAAGTGCATTTTTTATAGGTTCAATATTTGGTGACTCAAATAAAAATGCGGTAAGTAAAAGATGTAGACCAAGACCTGATTTAGGTCTTAACGCACAATTAAATGCAGGTGAAGGTAGAATTGACACTATAAGAAGAACCCCAAATGGAGGAACTGAGTCATTTGATGTTAATGGTGGAAGAGTAATTGATGAAGACGGTACTTGGATAGTTCAATTACCTATGAATCTTGAAACTAAAATTACTGATGAATTTGGTAATTTAGTTGATAGTGGAAATCCACAAATAGGGATTGCAACTAAAGCAAAATATAGATTTAAAATTGGTCTTAATGAAGCAGGTACTTTAGCTAGATTAAGAACACGTGCAAAATTTTTAGTTCCTAATTACGGTGATTATAGTTTTGATGATACCACACCTGACACAATAGTAGTAAATGGTGTAACATATCCCAACTTTACTGAAATGGAGTGGAATGGTGTATACACAGTAAAAGAATTCATATCAAGATATAGTAAAAGAAAAGGACTAGGTCCTAAAAGTTATACAGGTATTAAAGATACAGGAAATTCAGGTAATTTAAATCCATTTCCTTATAATAGTATATCACAAGATATTGATTTTCTTTTTATATTTTTATGTTTAATTGCAACTGTTTTAGGTCTAATTTTGTCAGGAATAAATCTTTTTATTTCCACATTTAATGGATTTATTGAGGAATTAGCTGGTATCACCATACCAATTATTGATGTGGATCCATTTGGGTTTTTAAGACAGTTTAAAATTCCTTGCATTTCAATTCTTGTAAACGGGACTAAATATTGTCCTGCATGTGATAATAACAGAGATGATGCTGATTGGTGTGAACCTGATGAAGACAAATTTTTTGACGCAGTAACAAATGCATTGGCAGTTGCATTTAATATTTTTAAATTTAATTTTATTGAGGATTGGATTAATGGTTCATTATTTGCATTTTCTTTTAAATTAAAAGATAAACAAAATGGTAAAAGTAAATTTTGTAATGTAGATAATAGTAGTGGATATGGTACAAATTACATAACAAGTTTTAATTGTGGTAGTAATAAATATGATGAACAAATTATTACCATACTAAGTGAAGGTATTATAAAGTTTTATCAAGGAGAATATTTTTACGCACCAAAAAATAGTACAAATGATTGGTTATATCCAACAGACATTTATAATTTAGGTTCAATGAAAGCATGTGATATTTTAGGTAAACCAAAAATTGTATTAGATATTCCACCAACAACATTTAATTTACCATCAGATGATTTTGGTGCAACAGAATGTGATGATGATGGAAATTGTGTTTATGAACAAGGTATTGAACCTTTTTTGATGACAGTAAATTGTGTTGATATTAAATCTGATTTAAATCAATGTACTAATACTAGAAGATATTGTGAACTTGGTGTTGATTATGACGAAGATTTAGGACAACATGACCTTCTTGGTGATTTAGATATTAGTGATATTCCTGCATTTGGACCTTCGTTATTGAGAGGTAATTTAGAATGTTTGAATGTACCATCAATTTGTACTGATTGTACAACACCACCCAATGGTCAATTTACTAATGATTGGAGAGAATATAGAACAGGTAATTTATTAAACCCTGGAACTACAAATTATAGTGAAACATCAATAAGTAATTTATATCGAAACGAATTTATTAGAAATTCATTTTATTTTTATTTTGGAATTACACCAGGAAAAACTGCAATTGATAAGTTATTATCACAATATTTTGCACCTTGTGAAAGATCAGAACCATGCCCAATTTTCATCGAAGGTAATATAACAAATAATACTTGCCTTAGTGGTGATACTGGTTCAATAACTGCAGTTCCTAAATACGGAACACCTCCATATAGATATGATTGGTATTTAGGTTATTATTTATTTGGTGGTACTAATACACCATTTAGTTTAAATGGTGGTGATACTATAAATAATCTTTATTCGGATGTATACACGGTAGTGGTTAGTGATAGTGTGGGTAATATTTGTAAAAAAAGTTTTACAGTATTAGATCCAAGTCCATTTATAGTTTCAATTGATTATTCATCATATGTTTGTCCTAATGCGAATAATGGGTACATTTATGTTACACCTGGTGGTGGAATACCTCCTTATACCATTGATTGGTCATTAGGTGCTGATGTAACACAATTTAATACAAGTAACACTAATGGTTCATTTTTCTTAACAGGTTTAGGACCTACTTCAGTGTGTAATAATAGTGGTGTTGGTTCAGGTGTTGGTGGTAGTGGTAGTGGTACATTAACACAAATGTTTAGTGTATTTAGACCTACCGCAACTAGTCCGTTTTTAAGTCCTGCGGTAGGTATACCAAATATAAACTTCCCTGTCAGTTTCCCAAACATCATTAGTAACCCATCAAATGGATACGGTAATGGGACAAATACGCCAGTTACCCAATCAGATTCATTTTTTACTGCACAATCTGACGGAACTTATCAGTTTACTCTTATCTTTGAAGAGATAATTGTCCCTAGTTTAGTTAACCCAACGTTTAATTGTTTTATAAAAATTTACGATTCTTCAAATAATTTAATTGGTGGAGATATGCGGACACCTACATTTAATACAACGGGAATCATACAAAATCATACAGTTTTGTTTAATCCAATACCTATGTTAGTAGGTCAAAAAGCGTATGTAGATATAACTTATGGAACTTTAACGGCACAACCTAATGATATTGATGGTCGCATAACTTGGAATGGTGCATTAATTGATACAACTAGTGGTGGTTCAGGAAGTGGTGGAGGTGGTAATCCATCACCAACACAATACTACAACGCAGTTGTTTGGGATAGTGCAGGTTCTTGTCAAAATATAAAGGCATATACAATAGACATTACACAATCATGTGGTTTTAGTTTAACTGCAACATCAACAAACGATACTTGTAGTGCTTCAACTAGAACATCAATAACTGCAGGTATAACTGGAGGTGGTGTACCACCTTTTACTTTTCTGATACAAAGTACTGATACGGGTTATTTTTGGTCAGGAAAAACAAGTGACACAGTTATAACTAAAAAAGGTATGGAAGGATTATCATGTCCTGGTGCAACATACAATATAACTTGTATTGATAGTTGTGGTAGTAATGCAAATACTACAGTAAATGTGGTACAAAGTTATTTAAAATCTAATGGGCAATTTCAAGTAGAAGACAACCAAGGAAATCCAAAGTATAAATGGTATGTAACAACTTTTATTGGATCGTCTGAGGTTAATTATGTAACCACTACTAATGCGAGTACATCAACTAATCATTATTCAGGATTAGGTAATGGTGGTGGTGGATTAATTTATTTAAGTTCTTATTGGTATGCGTTACCTATGCCACAAACTCCATTATCAGTTGGACAAGTTATGGATAATCCTGTAACACCTGGATCAGGATGGTTTTATTCTTGGGATGTAACAAGTGGTTTAAATTGGAAGGTAAGAAGAGTTTATCTTAACTCAACACAAGATAAAATTGAATATGGTGGATTAACAAGTGGTTCTATAACTATATGTAAAAATGAAACATTCATATTCCACCAAGTCTACTCACAACCTGGTAATATATCAACAAACCCTGTTAACCTATCAATTAAAACTCAAGGATGTTCAGATCCTAAAATAGAAAAAGGGTGGTCTTAATAAAAAAATAAAATGGAACAATATAAAAAAATATTAGGTGATAAATTATTCAAAGGAAGTCAATTATCCAACTTCCAACTTAATACTTTTTTGTATCAAGATAATCGACCATTACCTTTAGGTGAACAAGAGGTAAATGTAAATGAGTATGAACAATTTACAAAAGAAAGAAACGCATCAACATGTTATAGATTGAGTGGTAGTCTTAATGGTTTATTTACTAACGTTTTATTTAATGTAACTGGTGAAAAAAGTTATGAAACAATTTTATCATTAACTGCAAATACAGGATTAAATAACCCTAATGTAGAAATATTCCAAAACTTTGGGTATAAGGATATTTTATTAGAAACTGATGGTTGGTTTTATTATACAGAACCTGTTACACCATGTAATCCTTGTAATAAAGAATATTTAAGACCAGTACCAAACGATTTTTATTTCTTACCAAAACCTTATAGTGGTCAAACAAATTTAGATCAGAATGGTGACCCAATACAAAATTGGTATTTTAAAATAACTTATCCTGCATACAGTGCTTGTAGTACTATTCATTTTCAGTCACCATATGTTAGTGGTGTACCTGGTGAAGTTACTTTATGTGATGGTATTGTAATTCAGAATATTGCTACGGGAACATTAAACGGTCATTCAAATACATTTATTGAAACACCAATTAATCATGGTTTATCTGTTGGTGACCAAATTATTATAAGACCTTTTGGTGCATCACCCAATCAAATTTTTAATGTAATAGGTGTTGACGATGAAACTAAATTTTGGATAGACTATTGGGATGACGATATCCCTAATAATATCATACTACTATCAACTACAAACAACGACCCATTAAGATTTAAACGAATATTTCAAGGAACAGAATCTGAATATATGGTAAGAATGTTTAAAACAATTACAACATTAAATGATTATCAAATATATCAGGCAGGATTTGCACATAATATTTTTAATGATTTAGTAGAACTATATCATTATGACTTAGATATTAACACATTACCATACAGAGACTATTTAAACAGACCATTAACTGAAGTTTATTTAACAAAGATAAAATATACTAATTATGATGGACTCACCCCAATAATGGAACCTTGGACAGAATTATCTGTTGGATTGTTAACCAATAAACCCAATTTAAATTACGATATTAAGGCAATATATGGTGGTTCGCCATTAAGACCATCCGTTGTTCCACCAAAAATAATTGGATTTGTAACAGAAAATGATACAGATTTTTTTGGTGATATAATGGATTACAATGTTGGTAATTTAACTGAAAGAGTTTTAGTTGATGCACAATATAGATTTAATACTCAAAATAGAGAAGATAATTTTTATGGGGAAGGTTATTATTACAATGCACATGATAAGATACAATTATTAGAATTGTCATCTCAAGTAGAAAGAGAAGATATTAATTTACCTGATGTTGGAATACCTGATTATGCAGTAACTGT